GGATCGGCAAAGAACATATCGGGCTCAAGATCAGCTGCCTCAGCAAGTTTTCGCAGACTCTGATAGTAGGCAGGCAACGGTGCTAATGGATTAGCAACGCCCATCTGTGCCATAATCGCTTCCTGCTTCTGCGCGATAAAATTCAGCTTCTGAACCTGCTCTGCCTTTGTCCCGGTTCCAAGGGCCGTATTAACTCTAACCTGTAAATCAGCGGTCCATGTTCGCGGATCAACCGAAACCCACTGCTTGCCTCGCAGCTTAACCACACGTTCATGGTCCTGGTGCTGCTGCAGCATTTTATACGCCAGCATTAACAACCGGGTGAAACCGCCATGTGCCATTGACCGGCAGATCAGCTCGATACGGGCCCGAGCCGCCATCGACTGTTCATCGACAGCGCGAGCTGTTTCACTCTGGAGCACATTGGCATCAAGCCCTGCGCCCATCTCCGTAATCCCGGTACGCCTCTGCAGCTGACCATCGATATACTGCAGCATCGGAAACGCCTGCGAGCCGCTCCATTGCGTATTCAACGGCAGAACCGCTGTCTGTGGGTTTCCCTGTACGCGAATTATCGAACCGGGGCTCTCGCTCAATAAATCATCAAGATCAGTGCGCTGCTCGTCTGTAATCAAACGAGGGTACAAAGAATGGTATAAACCATCCATCATTCCGCGCCAAAGGCTGGTCTTTAACCGCTGCAGATCTTTCACTAGATCAGCGAGCGAATAACCCATCAAACGATGAGGCCGCCTGATCGCGGTCAGCTCGGCAAACGGCAGAAAATTCACCGGTTCAATTTCTAAAACAGTCGTGTTGCTGTAACCGCCTAGGCAGGTGACACGATGCAGCTTTTCTCCGCTGCCGTCGTAGTCGCACCTAATATAAGCTTCACAGAGCTCAACCCGGCGCTGCTTAGGGTCAGTGTCGCTGTAACTGTCAGTCACCGTTGTGAGGTCATCGTAACGCTGCTCAAAGAGCATATTATAATCGCCGTTATATGTATCGGCAGACATAACCATGTCTTCGTCGTAGCCGTCATCCAGCAAGCTTTGAACCGTGCGTAACTGCCTATGCGCAGCAAAGGTCCAAGTATGGTCTTTTTCATCGAGCGACCGGGCTCTCTTGTTCACCAAAAATTCTTCCGGCGGTACTGCTTCCCAGCATAAACGAGGCTTGCGTTTCGTATGCCTGATTTTGACCTCGTGGGTCACCTCAACTTGTTGATCCTCAAGAGCAGCGACCATTGCATCCTGTTCGTTCAGCAATTGCGTTTCCGTAACGCCAAAAGCACTATGCTCTAGGACCTCAACATCCTCGTCCGTTATCAGCTGCTGAAGCTCCGCTTCCGATAAACCAGAATACACCTCGTCCATCGTCTCTTCGTTTTCTTCCCACCATAACTTGGCGACAGAAGTGCCGGTGATCAGGGCACTGCGCAGCCAGTCCAGAGTGATCCTGTAACCGTCGCTGTCGCGCATGAGCACATGGTTGACGTAGTCAGTGGCCTGTTTTGCCTGCTCTTCCTCATCAGGCGAATTCGGCTCGAATATGCCGATATTTTCAGTGCTTAAAAATGCCCGGGCGAGCGCCGGCATACACTGTTCGACCTGCTCCAGAACCGATCGGTCCATAACCTTTGAACGGCCTTCGACCTCGTCACCGTAAAATTCACCCTGATATCGGGCGAGGTTGTCGGATCGCCTGGATGTGAGCTCGTCCATACTATCGCCAACCGCCTGCTGCAGGTGAGAGGCAACAATCTGGGCGACTTCGTCTTTGTCTTTGTTAGCCATTGTTCTCCGCACACTTACATCTGGTTTTTGCGATAGTTTTGTGCAGCTCTTCCACACGTTTCATAAGTTCCGCGAGCTCTTCTTTAATCGTTCTATCGTAATCGTCGGTCATATGATCCAACTCCGATCTCTTCGCTTCATTTCCTGCCTGGGACGTGCCATTCTTAGCCCTTCGCACGCTAGGCCGAATGCGTCTGCATAATGCGAGCACCAGTCGTGCCTAGGTTTGCTTCTAAATAACTTTCTTTTGTCGTCAAATTCATAGCGATACTGCTTCAACGCTTTCAGACAATCGCTAAAATTGTTTTTGTCGAACCAGAAACGATCGAAGCTGCTCCGCGCTGCGTGTATCCTCTCAGTAGCACCTGTTCTCGGCATAATTTTAGGGGTAACTCCGAGATTGCGCATAGTCTCTTCACGCGATACCCCGGTTCCGAGCTCCCTGACCGCAAGATCATGGGGGAACAGATGGACACCGTAAGTGTAAGGTTTGTCGCGGAGCAAATTGACATAATGATCCAGCCCCTGCCCAGTGTCTTCGATGCAGTCTATAAAATGGATCTCCCGGCCTATTTCCTGCCAAAAAACAATCGTCGTGGAGTCCCCCATTCCGAGGTCCCAGGCCGTGTTTACAAGACCATTGCGGTCATAGGGAACGGAGCAGATGCGGTCTTTTGCATCGTTGATCATATCTCCGTAAATTGCACCGACCAAAGATGCGCCAAAGGAGCATTCAAACTCCTGCAGGTACATATTGCGGTCCATCGCCTTTCGGGCGTCTCTGAGCTCATCCTCCTCTATTAAATTGGTCTCTGAGGCTTTGTACATCTTGGCGTACCAGCCGTCAGTCTCCTGAGCGTGCTCATAAAGGTCGTGGAAAAAATTATCCTCGCCGCTAGGGGTCCCTAAAAAAATTACGTCACCGGCTCTATCCGAAACAGCCGGTCGTATTACACTGGTCCAGACCTTCGGGTTGATCTGTGCCGTCTCGTCAAAAATTACGAGGTCATAATAGTTTCCCCGAAGCGCTTCGTAATTGTCAGCGCCAGCCAATTGTATCCGTGCGCCATTCGGAAAATCGGCTCTTAGTTCCGCCTCGTTAAATTTGGCCTTTGGGATCGCTCTCGAATACTCTTTTAAATAGTCCCATGCGATGGATTTTGCAGATGTTCTGTAGGGAGCCAGAAACAAGACCCGGGGGTTCTTCAAGGGGGTGGTAAGGGCCTTCTTGATCGCATGGTTGATGGCGAAAACGGTCTTGCCGAATCTACGGTGCATGACTAAGACCGAGAAGCGCTTGACCTCGTTGTGCAGCTGGCGCTGCAACGGTCGTGGCTTGTACGGAATCGTGTGAACTTGCATTAATTTGTCCAGAGATTTGTCACGAATACAGACAATGGCACGTTAACTGTTTGATTCTATTAGCTTATTATCATTGATGTCGGTGGATAATACACCAACATCAGCTGGATCGCTGTCATCTTCCCACTTGAATGCGATCGCACCGTTCACCTCACTTCTATTGAGCTCGCCAAGTGTAAACCGACCCAAATGAGACAATGCAGCAACCCGGACATTGCTTTGGTTATCTGGGTTTTGCGCTTCTTCCATTAGCATGGAGAGAATTTTTTCGCGTGAGATATCTAGTTTTTGTGCCTTTTCAGCCATTTTTCGGTCGATTTCCTTTTTTATGTCACCATTTGTCACCAAGAAATAACCACGTTGATTTGCTCTATGACAGGAATAACCAGCTCTTATCGCAGCTTGCGATGCATTCATGTCTATCAAATACTCATCAATAAACCGCTGACGTTTTTCGCTTAATGGCATCACTTCTTCTTTTTATTTGTTATCTTCAAGCCGGTTTTCTTGGCGTAGCTTGCAGCGGATTTTCTGCCTTTAGTAGAATAGCTGAAATGTTTTTTGCCGACCTTAGGCATTATACCTCTCAATGATATGTAATCTGTCTGGGGAAAAACTCATCTGTTTGCATCGCGACACGGCAATACTCCTCAGCATCATCCTCGGTATTCCACACAGTCACTTCGATAACGGCACAACGACCATCCTCTAGTTGAGTGATGTGAAACGCGACTGAGCCTTCTTTAAGCTTGTTGAGATTGCCGGGAAATTCAATTGCCATATTCGCTCCACGCATAAAAAAAGCCCCGGTTTTCCGAGGCTGTCTACTCACACTGCGTGCAAGCTTATCGGTTTGTACCAGTTGAGACCCCCCACGTCAAGTAATCATTTGATGCTTTTTAAGTCTTCCCGAAGTGTAGCAGTATTCATACAAAGCATAGACGATGATTTCACTTGCTTTACCTTTACGCCAATACTTGGATTTATCGATCGAATACATGGGCCGTTCGTCAATCAGCCATGCCAGTATTATCGGCATTCGCCAGCCCATCTTTATCGCCCAAGGATTGTACACTGAAAGTTTGCGGTACGACAGCCACTCTGGAGCATTATGAGACGCTGCCCTGATTGCGCTTAAATCGACCGCTCGTGGCGTCAACGGCCCGACTGTATACCTGAACAGTCTGCGTATCTCAGCACCGCTCTCTTGGAGCTCTATCGCGTCCTGAGCCCCATATTTCTTCTTCCATCTCTCTGCCATATAGTCCAGCGGATCGCGTTTAAGCTTCGCCCGGGTCTCAGGCGTGCCACGATCAACCTCTTCGCGCTTTCTTTGTTTACGGCTCAAAAGGGCAGCTCGTCGTCTAACTCGGTGTTAACCCGCACCTCTTTGACCTTAGTGCCTGGGAAGAGCCTCAGCACATCGGGGATCGGCGTATCTTTAATGTTAGCCAGAAACGAATTAATCAGCGTGTCAGCTCCTATGACTGATCGATCGCGCTCATCGTCGGGCTCTTTAACGTACATCTCGACGCTTGGCACAATGACCCAAACGTCACCGTTATCAGCTCGCACCTCGATTACTCTGCCGGCAGACAGCGGTTCGATGCCTACTTTCTCTGCGTGTGCCTCAAGCGCCTCATAAGCTCGCATCGTTCTAATTGCTTCACGCTGTACTGTCTGCACGCTGATCGGATCAACCCAGAACACATCGTTCCAGATCTTTCGCTGTCTCTGAAACTTTCTCCGCAGCTCAGGATCGCGGCACAAGTTCTCCAGCCGGCTGATCCCCCACCGCTGCTCTAACGCAGTAACACAAGCATCGACCGCTTTGCGCTCCTCGTCATAACGCTCGACCGCATGCGGCGGCCCCATCACTCTTTTTGTTCCTGTCGCCAAAGTTTTATCCTTTCACTGGTTACGATCCCGCGCCACTTTGCGCCACTCTTCCCCCCTAAAGGGGGGAGAGAGTGGTGGCGCACGTTTACTTGGACTCATTTTGCACCTGCGCAGCGCATACATCAGGCACGTTCTCCGACCTCATACGCCGCTACCATTTTGCGCTGAGGCGTCTTCGTTTCACTCTCCACGATCACACCGTTCTGCACCCACGTTTTGATGATCCGCGCAGCTCTTGACCGCTGCACCTTCGTGTCTGTTTTTAGATCGCAGCACTCAGCCACGAGATAGCCAAACCAGAGATCCGACTGTGAAGATTTCCTGATCCGCTCGTCGCCTTTGCTCATGGCAGTCTGCACTTGCTGGAGATGATACGTTGTAATGCCGTCGAACTCGTCTGGCGGCTCAAAGGCCGTCACGACACCAATGTTGTCGCCATCCGGGTATTCGAGGGTCGCATTGCCTAAGTCCACTGACACAAGCTTTCGCCATGTGTTTGTATCGGCTGGCGGTGGTGCTAGGTTCGCCTTGTCACCGGGTCCGTAGTAGAAGAAACGCCTGACCTCTTCGTTCTCTATCCCAGCTCGCTCCGCTGCATCCTTAGGCACTCTGCTCAGTGCCCGGACAGACCTAGCCGCATTAATCAGCGAGCTCGCTCCCCGGCTGTCCTCAGCGGTCGCATCTACACCGTTCAGCTTGCGTGTGTGGTGGATCATCTCAATGGCACAGTTGGCGTCCTGGGCGATCGCTTTCCACATATCCACGACCTCACCGACCGCCTCGTTAGCGTTCTCAGATACACTATGCGTATGGATAAACGGATCGATTATCATAACGTCTATTTTTTTAGAATCTATCTCTCGAAGGACGCTGTCGTACACTGTATCAACTCGCATAACCTGCCCCTTTATCTCTTGTGCCATAAGCAATCGCTGGTCTCTTCCGCTGTCCAGTAGTAGCCTGTCTTCGATATGCTGTTGTTCGATGCCATAGTGCATCGCTGTCGCCTCGACCCTGCGTGCGATCTCTTCTATTGGGTCCTCAGCATTGAAGTACCAGACCCTGTAGCGATCGAGCAGCGGTTCATTTTTCCTGAGCAGATCTTTCCCTGTCGCCATAGATAATGCTTCGACGATAGCCAGCTGCGATTTACCAATGCCCCCAGGCGATATGGTTGCTGACAGAAACTTTCGGATGTAGTGGCTGCCGTAGATCCATTCTCTTGGTGGGATCGATGCACCGCCTGTTAGCTGATACCCTGATGCAGTGATATTGAGAACATG